TCATCAGGAGGAGAAATGACGCTAGAAAATATAGCTGGAAAGCTTACATATTTTCATGAGCAACTACATCTATTGCATTGGCAGACAACTAGTTATGCAGAGCACAAAGCTCTTGGAAAATTGTATGAATATGTACATGATTTCAAAGATGGTGTTATAGAGAAGCTCATGGGATATACAGGAAAGCGTCCTGCAGCATTTAAGATAGAACCTCTTGGTTCAGCAATGGCTTCAGTTGTTGTATCTGAACTTATGAGCTTTGCTTCTAACTTAAAGAGTTATGGTGAAAGCAATGGGTATCATGATATTTCAAATCTAGCAGATGCTCTCTCTGGAGAAGCTGCAAAAGCACGTTATTTATTGACACTGAGTTAATTATGACAGCTAAAGAAGCAATTGATATTGTTATTGGTAATAATTACACAACTAAGGAACTTAATTCTAAATGTGGTGTATACATTATAACTATTAACAATAAACATTATGTAGGAAGTTGTAAATTACTAATTAATAAGACTTCTAGAGATGGTTTTCATTATAGACTTTATGCTCATTTGTATAAACTTTTAAAAGGAAATCATCATTCTCTAAAACTACAGAATGCTTTTAATAAATATGGTATAAATAGTATAGAGTTTGATGTTATTGATGAGTGTCCTACAGAACTTACAACAGAAATTGAGCAGTATTGGTTAAATATTTTAGATACATTTAAAAAAGGGTACAATAGCTGTCCATTAGCAAAAAGTAATCTTGGATTTAAGTGGTCTAAAGAAAGTCGTGAGAAACTTTCTGCATCCAAAAAAGGAAAGGCTCCGTGGAATAAGGGTATTAAAACCTACCCTCCTTCTGAAGAAACTAGGCAAAAGCTTAGTCTTGCTAATAAAGGAATATCGAAAGGTCCAATGTCTGAAAAACAAAAAAAAGACATTAGGAATACTCTTTTAAAAAGAAATGCTGAATTAAGAAACCTACTTACACTTAGTTAATGCAACTAAATACGAAATTTTTCCCCAAGGTGATGCAAGATAACGAAATAGCTTATCTATCTCACCTAGAAGGAATTATAGATTCTGTGGATGAATTAGCTATACTAGAGATAGTTAAGAATCCACAATCTTACCACTTTAGATTAGCTCCCTCACTACCCAAGTATAACAACTTGCTATTGGAGGAGCTATTAAAGTTTCATAACCTCTTACAAATCAAATTGAGCTTAAGTAAGAGTATAAAGAGCTCAGCAACTATTGTCTTTGAAATAGAATTAAATTAAACAGATGGCTTGTGTTCCAGGGATGCCTTGTTATTCAAATCATATTCCAGCAAATAGCTGGAACCGTGATTTTATTGGCTATCCTATAAGTGCAAACCTAGTTTGTTATGATGGAGAAGCTCTGCCTGAAACAGGTGTAAATCCTGGAGATAATTTGATATTAGCTTTAGAGAAGATAGATTATGCTCTAAGTCCTGTAACTATTACACAAACCTTCTTAGATACGCTAAATGCAAATCCTGCATTAAAAGCAGCGTTTTGTGCAGAACTAGCTGGATGTACAACCACCACATCAACCACATCCACCACCACTACAATAGCCCCTTATATATATGGAAGTCCTGAGCTAGTGTTTGACTTTTCTGTTACAACAAGCTATTCAAATTCTGGTACAGCTATAGCAGATTTGAGTGGTAATGCAAATGATGGTGTATTTTCTCAGGGTACAGGTGTTGGTGTTCCTGAAACAGTTTCAGGATATGACTCTGCAAACGGTTGGCTATTCCTTCCTGGAACAATCTTCCAACATTCTGTGAGGCTTCCAGACGCACTTAAGTGTACAGGAACAAGTCCTTTTACATATATAATGTACTGTCAGCCATTAGGATATTCTTATAATTTTGGTGCTTCGGGGCTTATATCAAATTCATTCTCTCCTGGTGGACCTAATACAGGTGTGAAATGGGTAACTATAGGAATGGGGGCTGATGTCACTCAACTATTAACTGATACAAGTGGATTTAATCTACCCTATGGCTCAGGAGTGGGAATAGGTAATTGGACTATGTATGCTCTTACGTTTGATGGAACAACCACCACTCAATACCAAATAATCACTGGAGCAACATATAGTGGGTCAGGGGCATATGGTGGGTATACACCACTCCCTTCATGGGGATTCTTTATGGGCTTGTCTTATAATGTATGGTTCAACGGATATGTAAACTATGCTGCTGTGTACAACTCAGTGCTTACACAGGGTGAACTTGAAACAATATACGCACAGCTAGAGCTTAGAGGATATTAAAAAATAATGTAATATGACAGATAGCACAGACTTTCACCAAGCGTATGACTCAACAAGAGAGGTGCTACAGAACGTTCCTCCTGATACAATAGGTGTTGTAATAGCAGCTTTAATGCTGGGATTAGTGATGTTCCTTGGATTATCAAAGAGGGTGGGGATAATAAATCTCAATCTTTTTAAATAAATTTGGAGAATTCATAATTCCTCTATATCTTTGCTCTTAAACCAAAAATTTAAATATATGGAAATTGTAAATGATCAAAAACCAGTGTACAATCCTGAAAAGAAATACACATGGACTCCTGAAGACCCATTCATTTTGTCTGGAGGAGAGTTTGGTATATTGTTAAATTCATTACGTGCTATTCTAAGCACACCAGATGCTCAACGTATTCTATTGGCTGATAAGGCTAATGATATTATTGAGAACACTTTAGCTAGAGCTGTAGAAGCTGGTGTTGTTAAAGAAGCTCCTGAAGAAGCCCCTAAAAATTAATTATAATGGCAACAGTTAAAAAGACAGTTAAGAAGGCTCAGAAAGGTAAAAAGGTACCTGAAACTCCTGCTATAGGAGATGATCTTAGTATATCAAACGCTATAAGAAGGATTCGCAAAGATCCTAAAGATCCTGATAATCTAATAAATCAAGCACTAAGACTACATCCTATTACACAGCTTGCTAGAGCTGGTTCAGAAGCTATAACTCGTGTTGGTGCAGCTCTTGGTAGTAAAGCACTAAAGAAAGATAACGCTAAAAGAGATAGTACATACGAAGCTCAAAAGAAAGAACTACAAAAAAAGAAAGCTGGTGGTAAAGTGGTAAAAGCTAAAGCTGGTAAGCAGATGATGAAACGTGCTGACGGTTCTACATCTCAAAGAGGATTATGGGATAATTTGAGAAGCAAAGCTGCTAAAAATAAAGCAACTGGTGCTAAACCTAAGGCTCCTAGTAAAGCCATGTTATCTCAGGAGAAAAAGATAAAAGCTGCTTCTAAGAAGAAATGAAAATGTGTGGCATCCATATAATCCCATTGGATAAAGATGGGTTGTGCCACTTATGTCTAAATGATAAAAATAATTAATTATGGCAAAGGTTATGAAAAAGGCTACAGCAGGCAAGAACTTATCTGCAGGTGTTTCTTATAAGAAGATTAAAGCTCCTATGGTAGATCCTCCTGGTAAAGGTGGAAAAGGTGCTTATACAAAGGTTCAAGAAAGAACTCTTGGTAACATGAAAAAGGGTGGTAAACTCTCTAAAAAGAAATAACCATGGCAGAGAAATGGATACAAAAAGCCACAGCTTCTATCAAACGTAGAGGTACAGAAGGTAAATGCACTCCTATTACAAAACCTGGATGCACTGGTAGGGCTAAAGCTCTTGCTAAGACATTTAAGAAGATTGCAAAATCTAGAAAAAAAGGTTAATGAAAAAGAAATCTTCAGATGCTTGGAGTGAAGTTAGGAAATCTATGAAGACTTCTAAGAAAGTTGATTGGATGACTAAAGAGAAAAAGAAACTCTCTAAAGTGAAACCTATTAAAAAGAAATAACATGGCTAGAATACCTAAAACAAAAGTTTATAACCCACAGAAAGCAGAAGCTTATGTAGGGAAGGGTGTTCTTAGAAATGGTGGAGGAATCACCCCTGTTCCTAATGGTCCTCTTATTAAAAAGAAAGGACCGTTTAAAGGAAGCACATTAAAGAATGGTGGGTCTACACCAGCTTGGACACGTTCTGAAGGAAAAGATCCCAAAGGTGGGCTCAACAAAAAGGGAGTGGCAAGCTATAGACGTGCTAATCCTGGAAGCAAACTTAAGATGGCTGTAACAACACCTCCTTCTAAATTAAAGAAGGGCAGTAAAGCAGCTAACAGAAGAAAAAGCTTTTGTGCTAGGATGTCAGGAGTTAAGGGTGCTATGGCTAAAGATGGTAAACCAACAAGAAAAGCACTCGCTCTTCGTAAATGGAATTGCTAATAATATAAAATAACATAAATGGCAATAGTTAAAAAAAGTGTTAAGAAAGCTGAGTTTGGTGATAATAGTAAACGTTGTAAAATAGATAAACAAGGTAGAAGAAGTTGTGGACCTGTTGGTCAAGGATCATCTGCTTTATCTGGAAGAATACCAAGAATGAGCAAAAGGGAAGAAGAAGAATCTGATAGACAGATGAGAGCTTCTGAAATATTAAGAAGATCTGGCAAAAGCGATAAACCTGCTTCTACAGCTCCTGGTGTTAGATCTAATAAAAAAGGATCTGAAAGTTTCTTTGGTGGTGAAAAAGACATTAATGAGGCTAAATATGGTAAGAAGGTTAAGTCTTCTGCTAAAAAAGCTAAGGTTGGAATAAAGGTAAAATCTATTAAAAAATCTAAAAAGAAATAACATGAAAGTTAAAAAAGCTCAAGTGGGCAAATCTCTACCTAAAAAGAAAGCTGTTGCAGATTCAGTAGAAAGTGAAATGAATCCT